TAGAAAGAAGCAGCAATTCTTAAATCATTTTTATCATTGAAATCTATTTGCGATAAAAATTTTCTTTCAGCATTTGTAGAATAATTTAATGTAATATCCCTTAAGAATTGTTTATACCGATCAATTACTAGCTCATTATCATCAAGCGTTTTTGCGGTAGCAATGGTATTCCATTTAGTTAGGTAATTTACGTAAAAGTCTTGAATTGTAGAAGGTGCAAGTAGTGACGCATCTACATTTTGTATAAATTCTACAAATGTAAAAGGCTCACCAACATCCAAAGCGTCTTCTCTACTAACATTAGGATTAGTTATAGATAGATTTACTTCAGGAAATCCGTTTATTATATCACCCATTAAGTATATTTATTACTCAAATAGAGATAGACTACTAAATAGCGTATCTGTAATTATTCTATCAAAAATATTGTTATCACCTTCTAGACCACTAAGCGGTGTATCAAAGTCTAACCGTGTTTGCGGATTAACAAAATCTATAATACCATCAACAATAGTACCGTCAATATGACTGTTATATTCATGAAAAGAATAAAATCTACCTACTGTACCAATATCATATTCCTCCGGGAGAGTTAATGGCCAGCCCCAGGCTGATCCTTGCGGACTTTCACTCCCAAGTTCACTTAAGCTGTATTGTGTTGTAGATCCGCTACGGAGAGTAACAGCCGCGCATAGAGGCTGATAAGTATTTAGCTTGCAGTAAGTATCACTAAATCGTTCCTTTGCAACTATTGAAGTGCCCGCGGTAATAACATAAGTGGATGTATTTATTTCTGCGCTGCTTACATTTTTTCCAAACGTCTCTTTATTTACGTGTCCCTTGCTATCAAAATTTTCATTAAATTTATTCTTGGTACCTCTAAACTTATTATAACTTGTACTTAATAAATCAACAGTTCTTTTAATTTGAGCTGGATCTTGAAAGCTTCCCTGATTAAAAACCAAGCTGTTTTCATCGACCATATTAGATAAATTAATTAAACTATTTACATTACAGTAATCTATATCGTCGTTGTTTTGTACAAAGTTAAATATTTTTTCATATACAGTCTTACCTAATAACGCATGGCTACTACTCACACCACCAAATATAGAACCTATAAAATCTGTAAAAAATATGTTTTTATCTACTAATATCTCTTGGAATCTTAAATCTTTAATAGTTTGCTCGAAATCAAAATCCTCCTTATGCTTATATAGGTCATAATAATTACGAGGAAAGCAGCTTAAGAAAGCTGCGCCTGTCAATGCGGTAACGGTTGAGCCAAACGAGAAGTTGTTAGATGCACTAAGTGTTAAAATAGTTGGGTAGGTTGATATACTATCATTAAAAGTTAATAGCCCCCTATACCAATATTCAGATCCAAATGTTGATATTAAATGGCTTATACTAGAAATGGTATAGTATTCTGGTGGTACAATACATAGTGGGTGTGTTAATGAGTGACTCGATGATAATACCTTAAAATATGGATTTCCTGCTGATAGAGCTTTAACTGTATAGTTATCACTATTTTTAGGAGCTAATACAAACGGTATACCTACACCTTTGTACTGAACAGGGCTTAACTTAAAAGAATTAATACCATCTCCTTCACCACCTAAACCAGTAGAAGTTATCTCTATGTTGCTCAGTGTTTGCCCGGACGTGGATCCAACAAAGGTTGAAAGTGTTATATTAAAATTAGTAGAAAAATTTGTATTTTGTATCCCGTCATTTGTTATAGAGGTAGTATTATTTCTATCTTTTGCAAAGGAAATATAAATTGGTGTGGTTTGCTCTTCTGTTTTAAAGTAGATATTTTCTTGGCCAGAGCTACCAACTACAATTGAGTCTGGGTGACTTGAATCACTAGTCACTATTTTAACAGCACTTAAATCAGTGCCAAAACTAGAAAGCCTTACATACATGTCTGATGCAGACAATGTTATTTTTTTAATTTCGACATACTCACACCCAGATAGTGTAGGTAGTGAATCTTTTTTGTAGAATGAAAAATAATTTTTAAGATGGTTAAACTTACTAGGATCTAAATTAAAATAATTGTCATAAACACAACCTGATAATTTAAAATTTAAATTTTGAAAGTCTTGATAAAAAGGAGTCTGTGCATATGCACTAAGAGGATCAGAGAATTGACCAGCGGACAAGCTAAGGTTGCTTAAACGACCCTTACCATTTCGACCGCCGCCATCAGCACCTGAGCTTGTACCAGCAAATTCAATACTAAAAGTATTAGTAATATAATCATATATATCCACATCTGCGCTTGCGGAGGTGAAGATAGCATTGTTATTATTATCTCTTAATATTACTTTTACTTTATATCTACCTGGGTACTCATATACATGCGTAGCAGTAGCACCTGTGGTTATTGTACCGTCGCCGAAGTCAAAAGTAGCTGTAGATAGATCAAACGCGTCAGCTTTAAAGGGTGTTTCACTTGGAATTTTAGCTTTAAATGTAAGCGGTGTTATAGAAAGATTATAGGATGAAAGCACCAACTCCTGGCTTGTTGTTGGTGATTCATTTTTATAGTCTAATACGTCAAAAGTCGCAAAGTCTGTAGCTATATTACCCATATGATTTATTCAGGGATATCAAGGTCTAACACCTCTATTCGGTCTTCAATAGTCAACGGTGAATATAAATAAGGGAATTTAAAAAACGGTAACGGTACATTTTGATTAACTATTTCTATATCGTTCTCTGGATATAACGGATTAAAAGACAATAGAGAAATTCCTTGAGCAGTCTGACCCGTGTTACTATTATATGTATGTATCCCCCGGATACCATTAATTGATACAATAGCATTTGTTAAATTTAATAAATTTATATTTTGACCTAGTTTATTATTTTCTGGTAGGAAAAAATTTCTTATAGCACTCCCTACTTGAGATTTTAAAGTATTTTTATTTATTTTATTGTTATTGTCTCTAACAATTCTTAGTTTTGAATTATCTAAAATATCTAAATTAAGATTCTCGGTCCCTACACCAAATCCATATGCCATATAAACTGGGTCCCTAGGCACCACTTCATTTGATATCATTTTTTTATCTTTTGTAAGATCTATTATTAAATTTTTAAATGAATTACTGAGGTAGGGAGGATAAGATCTATCTTCTGTAATTGTAAATTTAGGTACAGCAAAAACATTAACATTATTAAAGTCACAGGAATCTGCAAAATTTACCTGGTTAATTAACACTCTGTTCACCTTATCTGGATCAATTCCCATGCCATAAAAGTACTGAATATAATCATTAATATAACCACTATTGCTAACAACTTCTACGCTATTAACTATGTTAGATAAATTTTTATCTAAAAGCGATTTATAATCTCCTTCAGTTACCAGTCTCATTTGTGAAGAGAATATCTTTGGAGCATTTTCTCTTATCTGGTCTACTGTTTCCGCTTCTGCTAGAGTTGTAGAGTTAATCGGATTATTAAAGGTTAACTGTGAGCTATTTTCTACAGTAATAAATGTTGTTTCATCTTTATTTTTAAAGGTGTCATCAAATATTGACCGCTGTCTCCCGGAATCATATATAAATAGCTTATTTCCGTTTATTGCATCTTTACTTATAATACCTCTTTTATTATCAGATATTATGTAATTTACTGCTACTGTATCTCCCTCAGCTAGCTTTCTTCCAAAAACTCCATTACCAAATTTTATTTCATAATGACCATTTTCATTTAATCTCTTTTCATATACTCTGTCGACAGGCTTTGCTAGATATAGACTATCTACCTCACTATACTCATGATATAAACCATCGCCAATCTCAAGTACATAAACGCTGCATGTGTTATCAGCTATAAATTTATCATCTTCTTCGTTTACTATGTTATCTACTACTACTGTTAAACTTTCGAATTTTTCGCCCTGCGCCGTGTAAGAGGGATATTCGCCTACACTGCCTTGATATAATACAACATTATCATCTATTGCTGCTATTTTTTCAGTTCCTGTAGTAGTTTTACTAAAAGAAACATCCTTTAAAAAGGTGTATTGGATATCATCAACTAGAAAATACGAATATTTGCGAATGGTGTAGTTACCCACTGCTAAGTTTTCTGAGGCAACTGCATTTATTGGTATGGTAGAAGTTTGTCGACCAGCTGGCTTGTAACCGATCAACTTAACAATCCTATTCATATTTTCATATAGACTAGCTTGGTCAAAATTTACTTCAGACGCTGTATTGTTAAGATAAAATAAAAGTACGTGATAAGAATAAGCTATAATATCGATTACAGCTGCTAAATTACTTCCATCGAAATTTTGGTCTGTAAACTTTTCGTTTTGATTTAATCTTTCTATAATATACTCTTTTAAAGTTTGAGCGTCAAACGCAGCGTAAGCTTTTTGTGGAAGCTTAAAATCCAAAAAGTCGTTAGATGTATTGTTAGACATAATTAATAGGTATTTTTAGTAGGCTGTTGTAGCATATCCACTACTATTTAGTATTGCTTTTTGTGTTACATTATACATATGCAAAGACTTTACATCATATATAAGTGTAATTAAGTATTCTTGATTATTATTATTTGGCGCTACCACGGTTTGTAGTAAATTTATTCTAGGCTCTTGTTTTGGCAATTTATGTTCTATTTCATGTTTCATATTAAAGATACTAAAATCAGTTATAGTCTCAAATACATATTTTCTTAAATCAATACCAAACGTAGGACTTAATATTTTTTGCCCGGGAACTGTTGAAAATATATTAAGTATACTATTTTCAATAGCCTGTAAATCAAATACTCCCTGCACGTCTTTAATTTCAGCTTTAGTTTCCAGCTTATTGCTATAAGAAACGCGATTCATATCATCTCCTAAGCACAAATCTTTATACAGATATCCTTGATCTATAGCGGCACAACATGCGCAGCAGACTGAAATATTTGATAAACATAATGTAGCCATTTATAATATTTAATACCTGAGTGGTAAATCGAATTTAAGGAACTACAATATAATTAAAG